GCTATTTGTTCTTACTTTATTAGCGTATTCTAAATTAACTGTATATTGTATTTTGATCTTATTATTTACACTTGTCTTTTTAACATAAGATTTATCATTTATTACAACAGGAATAGTTACACCTGTATATCCATCATCGTGTCTATCCAATATTATATGTACATTACTAGAAGTAAATAATTCTTCTAACCATATTGCTTCTTCCTCATTCAACCAATCAGTGTTTGCGGTTAACTTTCTTTTTGCTTCAGTAAATAAAGTACTTGATCCTCTATCCCAAGTTTCATAATTAAAAGATGTACTATCCCAAGTACCAGATACTTTAGCCATAGACTCTCTAGAAATATCTAATTTTTCTATTGATTTACCTCTAAAATTAAAGTAATCCCAAGCTCCTAATCTATTACGGAAAGCAAGTCTAACATTATCATATCTTGAACAGCTTTGATGTCTGTCATCTAATCCAGTTTGTACTCCACTTCCATATCTATAGAAGTAATATTGCTTAGTACATCTATACGTATCAACAGCACTTGAATTAGCTGTATGTCCTGATATCCTGTAATAAGCCCAATCAACGTGATTACTTGGTCTAGCATCAGTCTTCTCAGATTGTGCTTCTAAATTTCTAGGTCCACAGCCAAAATATAATATACTACTATTAACTGAAGTTGCTTCAGCAGCGGTTGCTCCTCCTTGAGCTCCAGAATTTGCAAAGTTATAATAATCAACACTACCTGATGTACCTGTTATAGCATTACCAGCAGCATCAAAATATTCAACTTTCATATATTCAATTTTTTCACCAAAATCTAATAAACTACTAGCACCACTATTACCCTGTTTAAAGCAAACAGTCAAAACATCTAAGTTATCGTCTGATATGCTACTACCTCTTACAAACTGTGTTGTTGGGGCATTTGTAAAGAATTTATAATTATCCTCTGCTGTTAAGTTGTTTGTGAAGAATTTTAAAGGTTCATTACTTCCTGAAGCATCTAAACCACCTATATTTGTACCCGTTTTAGTATAAGGAGTAGTAGCTGGAATAGCATATATAGTATCATTATCAGCATCTAAAGTTTCAGCTGGAGCACTAGTCGCAGATGTTGCTACTTCATAACCTGCTTTTACTGTAACTTTACAAAGTTGACTATTGTTTCTTGAAAATTGTTCTCCTGTATCTGATATACCTATTTGATGTATTGAACCACTATATGATGTTACAACGTTTCCAACATTTGTAAGTTGTGTTTCTAAATATGTTCTAACTATTTTTGAAACATCTACTACGCAATCATTACTCGAGTTTTTATGTAACTTTAATTTAGCTTTTTCTACATCATCTATAAACACTTGCACTATATATCTAAACTTAAAACCATTATAAATCCCTGAACTAGTCTCGCTAATAACAAATATCATTGGACTATAAGCTGCTGCTAATTTATTTGGTTTCTGAATTATATTTGTTGCCATTTACTTTATTATTGTTTTATTTGGTAATTTATCTATTAACTTACTAAAGTCTAATCTAAACGCTTCCAAAACATCATTAGGTAAAGTCTCTAAAGCTTTCTCTACTGGTTTACTATAGAACAATGTTCTTTCTAATCCGCGTCTTTTAATTGAATATCCTATAGACCATGCAGCACTCATTTCATTTCTTCCTCCTAAACTAGCTGGTTTATTTTTAATCCAACCTCTAATAGAATTAACCATAGCTCCACCAGGACTAGCATATTTAAATTTAAATGGACTTCCTGTACCTAACATAGGTAATTGTTCTACATCTTCACTAGCATCAGAGTAACCTACACCTTGTACACCTTGATCTACAAATTGCCAATAATTATTAGCAGAACCAAAATCAAATCCTAATGTAATTGTACTATTTGAGCTTTTTAAATTATAACTATAAGAATTAAAAAGAGTATTAGTTTTAGTTCTTTTTTTATCTGCATTTAGAATAGCTCTACCTTCTTTAATAACATTAGATGCAAATGTTGTCATTGACTTCTCTACATTCTTAGCGTTACCTTTTACGAATTTTCCATCTGGTCCTCTTAATCTAAATACTACTGCCATTATGAATTAGGATCATTATCTGAGGGCTCTATAGGAGCTACACAGAGATTGTTAGTGTTATTAACTTGTATTGACATACTAGAAGACCATCCTGTTAAAATATTTGCAAATCTAGCAGTAAAAGGTTCTGTACTTATTGGCAAGTCTAATACAGCTTCATTAGGTACATAGCTTAATTTCTTACCACTATCTCCTCCTGATGTTTGTAAAGCTAAGTTCTGTCTATACTCAGCTACTATATCTTGAGTCATTTCTAATGTAGTAGTCCATACTTCATTTCTATTTGATAAGTCTTCCTTTAACATATCTAAAACAAATATTGTAAAAGAGTATGTTAATACACCTACATCAATAGTTGCTGTTCCAGGCTCACAATATAGTATTGGAAAATCTGTTTGATCTAGCTTATTTATATCCACCTCATCTAAAAAACCTGAATGAAAAGATTTTATTAAATAATGATTAGTAGCTATATTACTAAAATCATCTATTACGTTTTTGAAAGTTATCATAATTATTTTTCTTTATATTATTTTGGTCTTGTTTATAACATAAAAAGGTTAATACTAAATATAGTTCTAATTCAGTTATCTTTTTAATATTTAATATATCATCATTACACAAGCCAAATATTAAATTATACCAACCCCATTTACTAGCTAAGCTTGTTTCCCCTGCTTCATCAGTTCCTTTCTCAAAAATTTGCCCAAAGCGTTGGGTAGTATTTTGCCTAAATGAAAAAAAAAATTAAGAGCTGATACTGAAGGAATTATAGGAAAGTCTAAATACTCTTGTTCTAATTCCTCGTTAGGAGCGTATGGTTCTATACTATACCTTGTTCTAGTTTCTTTTACTATAGGTCTATATAATATACTCATAATCTTATGTAAATTCTTTTGGGCATCCTTACAATGTTCCTCAATGTCTATATATTCACCCATACTTATTTCACTAAAGTTTGGTATTATACCATATTTCTTATCATTCCATTCTACTTTTTTAATTAACTCTTTAGTATTAGGCATTTCTTTAGTCATAAATTCAATTGTCTTAAAGATCTTTTTTAAGCTTTTTACCTCTAATTGACTTGCCATATCTCTATCTAACCCACATATAGCTCCTAATACTTCTAAATTGTATTCACTTTCTTCTAGCTTTTTCTTTTTTATTTTCTCAAAATCTTGATACATCTTTATTGATATACCACTCCAATCACTAGGTACTCCAACTTTTCTTTTTTCTCTCATATCTTATAATATATATAAATAATTAATAATTGTTTTTTTACAATATGTAATACTTTCCACTATGATTAGTCATTAGCTTATTTAATGCAACATATCTTATAGCATCTATTAAGTGATCATGTTGATTTGTTGCTGGTTTATTTATTACATGTCCATTCTTATCTGTCATCCATTTATAGTATTTAAACTCATTAATTGTATTTGTACTCTTCTTAGTAATGTTTATTTTAAATCTTCTTAATATATCAATTCCCATATTAATACTATCTTTACCTTTCTTAGCTCCTTTAATATTAAAATTTTGTCTATGTAATTCTTCTATAGACTTAGGCTCAGCGCTATCTGCTATTATCTCTATTTGTCTTGTTACCTCGAGATCTCTTAGCTTCTGTGCTATATCTTGATTTGTTAATCCTTTACTATATACTAATTCATTAATATAGATCTCATCATTAAGTTTATATACTTCTGCTATAGCTGTAGGATCATTAGAATAACCAAAATCCATTCCTATTGCAACCAGGACCGCTTCTTCAGGTACGCTGTTAGATATATTGAATTGTCTAAATATCGTCTCTGTGGGTTGAGCCATGTCTCCTAGACCATATATCTGCCAATAGTTACTATCTAAATCTTTAAGCTTTTCTATTTCTCTAATAGTTTCTGCTGGTAAAAAAGGATTATCTAAATATGTTGACTTAATAAATGTACAATCATCTCTATTCATTACGTTATCATATATCCAAGAATAAGGATCTGATGGGTTAAAGTCTAAATATATATTCTCTGTTGTTCTTAAGCTTAATTGAATCCAATCCTCAAAACTAAACTCATTAGCTTCATTCATCCAAAGTGTATTACGTTTCCTACCTCTAATCTTTTGTGGCATATCCACTGATATAAATTCTATCTCATTACCATTAAGCTTGTAAGTTAACTCTGATCTATTATGATTAATAGGGTTATATAAGTTATTCTCTTCCAATACGTTAAAGAAATCTCTATACGCTGTACCTTTAAGAGCTGGTAAACTCTTTCTACATATAGTATATACTTTACCTTTTTCTTGTAGTGCTTTAATAATAATTAATTGAGCTAAAGAATAGGTTTTACTAGATCTAGTTCCACCTTGATTAACTACAATTCTTGTATTAGCATCAAGATTTTTCTGTAGTACTACTGTCGCTTTTAGATTTAATGATCTCAATCTCTATTTTTTTAATTTCTTCATCATTAGAAGTTAGATTTATATTTTGCTTTTGTATGTATCCTCTTTTATGTCCTTTATGTTGTAAGTAAAACATTATACTTCTTTCTTTTAGGTTTTGAATATTCTTAAATAATTGACTCTCAACAAAGTCTAACTTAACATTATCTATTTCATCTACCTTTTTTCTAAAGTCCTCATCTTCTTTATACCATTTATAAAAACTTGATCTACTTACATTAGCTTTATTACAAGCTGTTGATACTATACCTAAAGAATTTTCTAATCCTTCTATTAATAGTTTTTTCTTTATGTGTTCTTTTTTGTTCATTATATTAAATTTATTTTATAGTTACGTTATATCCTTTATCTTTAAGATCTTCATATATTTTGAAAGCTTCTATAGTATCTTCTTCTTTTATAGTAATCACTGAAGGTTTCTCTTCATCTATCTTATCTATATTGAATCCTAATTCTATGTGCTTAAAACCCCAATCTAATAAATCTACTACATCAAATTCATTAGCTAATATATCTAGATCCCAACTACCTGTATTCTTATTTAACCTTACATTTAACTCTTTCTCATCTTTTTTAGATAGGTTTAACCTTACAGTAGGTACATTTAGTGCTCCAAGATCTCTTAATACTCTTAAACGTTGATGTCCTCCTATTACAGTGTTATCCATATTAATTATAATTGGATCTACTAATCCAAATTTTTCCATACTAATCTTTAAATCATTGTACTGTTTACTAGTCATTTGTCTAGGATTATATACAGCATCTTTAAGACTGTTTATCTCTACTAATGTGATTTTCATATAAATATTGTTTTATGTTCTCTAAATGTTGTATTCTACAATACGTGTTAAATTCTTTATCTGCCTCAGCTCTTATATGACAATCTCTACAAAGGCATATTAAATTCTCTATATAATCTTTATTCTTACTTCCACCTAATCCTCTTGCTTGTATGTGATGTATATCTTGACCTTCACTACCGCACATCTCACATTTTATGTAATCTGTTTCATCTAAATAAAAAAAAGTCATATATACTTTAGTGTGGTTTCTCATATCTTACAGCTATTTTTATATACTTGTTTTAAGTTCCTCATTATTTGAGCATTGCAAGGTCCACAACTTTTCCACTCAGGATTAACACCAAAGACTGATCTATATAAAGCTGATACAATAGTCTTTTCAGCTGGAGTTAGCATACCTTTCTTATCAGAATTAGGTACTACTTCATCATAGATCTTAATCTCATCTTCAGTGAATTGTCTTATATTCTTAAAGTTAGGGAACATTTGATTTAGTTTCTTTCTTCTTTCCTCACAACCACAATCATCTCCTAATACCACTTTAGCTACTTTATCTATTCCTGTTGCTTTAGTTATTTTAGCGATAGTATCGCCTAATCCTTTATTTTTATCTGTCATATTTTAAGTATTTAAATGTTATGTAACTTAACATTGGTAGTATTAATATTAATATAAATATATTTAAATGACTT